AGAATCCTGAAAACGAGGGCAAGGTGTTCCTGTATCGCTACGGCAAGAAGATTTTTGAGAAGATTCAGAGTGCCATGAATCCTGAATATCAGGACGAGAAGCCCATGAATCCGTTTGACTTTTGGGGCGGTGCAGACTTCAAGTTGAAGATTCGTCAGGTGGACGGCTATGTGAACTACGACCGTAGTGAGTTTGCAGAAGTGGCTCCCCTGATGGGTGGCGATGACAAGGCTCTAGAGGAGTTGTGGAAGAAGCAGCATCCTCTCAAGGAGTTTACTGATCCCAAGAATTTCAAGTCTTATGACGAGTTGAAGACACGGCTCCACGAGGTTCTCGGTGGCGATATCCGTGCGTCTGTCAACGAGTCCGCTGCAAAGGGCGGTGCGGAATCTGCCTCTTTTGATGATGAAGACGAGACACCGCGTCCCCAAACGCGAAAGCCTGCTGCTCCTGCTCCCAAGAAGGAGATCAAGCGGGTTGTTGAGTCTGATGACGAGGTAGAAGACTCGCTATCCTACTTTGAGAAGTTGGCTGGCGACGAGTAAGCCAACCGCCTAGCAGCACGAAAGGGGCACACTTCGGTGTGTCCCTTTTTATTTACATGGTGCTACGCTCCATAATTTTGAGAGTAGATTCACTGTTACGAACACGCAGATCGTCATTATAGTTGTTTACAACCGTATTGCTTTGGTTGTACATGTTCTGTGTTGCTGCTTTTGTTTGCGACAAGAACGCCGCCTGTGCTTGCGATTGTTTTGCTGCATAGTCACGAACTTCTTCCACTCCACGACGATTCATTTCCATAGCACTCATTTGTTGCCCTGCGGGAGTTGCTGCTGTTGGAGTGGGGGTAACTGTTCCTGTTGCTGCTGTTGGAGTGGGGGTAACTGTTCCTGTTGTTCCTGTTGCTGCTGTTGGAGTGGTGTTTGATGGAGTAGGTTTCTCTTCAACCTTTACCAAATCTCCAACAACAGGTATAGACGACACAAAATCGTAGATGCCTTTTGGCCCAATCAAATCAGCAAGTTGATTTCCTACCCATTCTCCACCCATAGCACCAGCCATTCCACCCAATACAGTTCCGACTGGCCCTATTGCACTTCCGAGTCCACCACCTATGATGCCACCGACAGCAGCACCAAATCGTTTTGATATTTCAGCACCGATCATTTCTTTCTTTTGTTCGGGAGGAATATCTGGGTTGTTCTTGATTCCGTAAATGTTGAATGCACCAATAATTCCTTCTATTGCAGCAGTTATTGGCCCAAGTGCTTTCATGCCACCTAAAATTTTTCCAGCATTTCCTTTAAGGAATTGCACTGGGTTTGCTACGGCTTTAGCAATAGCCGCTGCTTCTCCTGCAACTGCTTTTCCTGCTTGCCAAGCAGTACTTCCAGCAGATTTTATTCCTTCCCATACCGAACCGAGCAACGATCCTCCACTTTTTGCAGCACCAGATGCAGCACCAGATGCAGCACCAGATGCAGCACTTGCTACTCCACCAGCAGCACTTTCTGCTGCTGCTCCACCAAATCCAAGCATGGATTTAGCACCTTGCCATCCTTTGGAAGCCAGTCCTTTTGCTCCTTCCCATCCTTTTTTCAGTCCCCAATCAGTTGCTTTATCTAATGCCCAATCTGTTGCTTGGGAAATAATTCCAGGTTGTCCTGCACCCGCTGCACCTGCTTCGCCTCCACCACCCATACCAAACATGCCAGCCAATCCTGATAGCAGACTTCCTCCACCCAATATTCCTGACAGAGTTTTTCCTAGTCCACCAAACAGCCCTTTTTGTTTTTCGTCGGCTTTGGCAACACCCGCCATGTCTTTCATGGCTTTTTCTTTTTCTTTTAGTGCTTCTGTTCCTGACTTTTTGCCAATTATTCCTTCTTTGATTGCACGAACATCCGCAGCAATCTGACCGAGTGTGCTAGATTCGCCTGTAGCCAATCCTGCTAGTCCTGCACCAGCAGCACCTCCAACCATACTTCCTATAGTGCTTGCACCTGTGAACGGAGGCATTTTACCAACTCCACCAACTCCACCAACTCCACCTCTGCCTTGAAGAATTCGTTCTAGTTCATTTTGTTTGCTGCCTGCTTGAGAAATGCTTTCTATTCTTCTTCCAGCATATCCTTCAAGTTCTTCTCGTCCTGCTCGTTTTTCTTGGAGATAGTCACCAAGCAACCCGCCAACAAGTGGTATTTGACGGACTATGGCTTCGGGTGCAGACTTTAGTTTAGATGTAAGTCTTTCTTTTGCAAAAGCCGCAAATCCAGTTTTTGATTTTAATGCCGTTTCAACCGGTTTTATGATTTCTGCTATCTTTTTAGTTACATCAGATTTATCGCCTGTTGTTTTTTCAGCGACTTCTCGGATGAATTTTAGTTTGTTGTATATGTCTACTTGTTCTTTTCTATCTTTAGAGCGAACTGCTCGTTCTGATAGAGTAAGAGCAGATTCAATAACTGCAAAATTCGCAGCGTTGTTGGGGTCGTCAAGATCTTGTAGACGCTCACGGTTCTCTCTTACCAATTGTTCAATTTGAGCACGAACGCCCTTTGTTCCACCTTTTCCAAGAACAGCCGTAGACAGTTCGGTTTCGCCACCAGATAGTTGCTTCTGTTTTTCTAACAGGGCTTCAAGAATACCGATTTTCTTTTCTACTTCGGCTTCTGCTGTTTTTACTTCTGGAGGAGGTGGTGGAACAGTAGGCGTAGCCGCTGGTGCTTTTGTACTGGCAAATCGCCCACCTATTCGTGGAACAGCCCCTCGTCTCCCCCTGCCCGGACCTTTTTTTGCCATTTACTGATGCCCTTGTCGTTTGGCTCGTTCTTTCTCTTCTTTCAAGAATTGAATTAACAAATTTATGTATACTTCTCTCTCCCAAGGTAGCATCTCTTCTATTTCTCCAAGAGAGTACTTGTGATGGTGCATTAGTGAAAAATTTGTTTGGTAATACGCCGCCAGTGTGTTATGACACAGTGCTATTGAAAAAAATCAGAGATGGTCTTTACCTCCACATTGACCTTTTCTTTGCATTTTGGGCAGGTGTAATCAAAATTATAAGACAACTCTGGAGTTGTTTTTACATAAGCCATTATTTTTTCAAACTGATCTGGTAACAGATTGTCAATAAAATCAGACAGTTCTTTTTCATCTATATCTTCTCTTTGGTGCACTTCATCATTCAGTATAACTGATTCTATAGAATCTTTTGCCACACCAAACACAGCATCTATTTCTGTCTTGTTGTAATCAACATCGTGCATTGATGGATATTTTAAAACTAATGATATGTTGTCTGATATTTTTACTATGTTATCAAGTGTTTCCTTTTCAATCTTTGATACCTTTACAGCATTTAGATTTATTTTTATTGCTGTTTTTTCTCCACATTTGGAGCAAGTTATTTGTGGCTTGACTTCCTCTCCAACAGATTTTGTTCTTATTTGTAAGAATGCGTATTCAGAGTCCGCAGTGCATATCTTTTTCGTATCAAGTAAACCGTCTGTACATGCCAAAATTATATTTCTCATAGCGTTTACTATTTGATTCATGTCTCTAGACTGTGCTGCCACCAATAGAATTTTTTCTTCTTTGACTAGGAAAGGTCTATATTTTACCGTGATTCCCGATATGGGAAGATTCATGGTGTAAATCGGCAATTGTGCAGATGTCAGTTTCAGTTTGCTCATATTATCTCCATTCAACTAAATGTTGTGTATGTTATTTAGGATAGTTTTTATCCATTTATTATTCCATTCACAGAACCATCTGCTCCTCTTCTAATCACTCTTCCTGTGTTTGGATCTCTTTCAAACTGCTGCCTGCGTACCTGATCTCTTGAATTTGGTGTTAAAAAAGGATAGAATATGTTTTGAGAGGGATTTTGTTGATTTGGATTTGGCTGTGTTGCAACCGGTGAAGGAGATGGAGTAGATGAAATGTTGCTATTTGTTGAAAAAATTGGTGTGTATTTTCTATAAGCAAATGTTATATCTTGAGTAATCATCTCGTTGTCTTTTTCATATCCCATCATCAATTCACCGAGTTGTTTTGGATATGCTTCTTCCACCACTGCTGTATAAACAACAGAGTCGGTTTTATCAAGAACTTTCACCATTATGGATGTTACATATTGATCGTAAAATGAAAATTTATAATTGTTGGGATTGCAAATGTTATTTAACCAATTTTCAAAAAAGGCTCTTTCTCGTAAATCGCTTGATAGGATGTAAGTTAATGCCAAGTCTCCAGAATATAGCGGCTCGTATGGCATTTGTCGTTGAGGTCCATAAAACCTATAGTTCTGTGTTGTGAGTGATCTTCCTGGCACAGAAACAGAATTGCACCGTAGTGTCAGAGATCTAGACATTGATGGATTTAGACCACCAATTATTAGAGGCGGCTGAATTTCAACTTCAAACCGATTTGAATATGCTATGCTGTCACGCCTGATGTTTTCCATCATTTCGTTGATGTTGGACGGTATGTTAGACATTAGCGGTTTCCTGACTGTATGGTTGAGTTGTATGACATACGACGAATCCCCATCTTTCTACCTTTGACAAACAGAGAAAGATCAACATCTACTAACACATCCCAAAATTCAGAGGGAATGAGTATAGGTCTTTTTCGCAATCCCCCTATTACATATCGTCGGTAACAAGGCTTGAAGAATGCAAATTTTCTAGGCCCATCTAGTACAGAATACGAAACACCAAGACGGGTCATTGACTCGTCTCCTGCCCGCTTTATTGGTAGTTTTGTTTCCATAGCATCAAATAGCAGTCGTCTCCATTTTTGAGAGATGTAGTGTAGGTTTAATCCTTCAAACCCGTCATTGTGAACTTTGGTTATGATGACTAATGGAAACACATCGTATGCTTTAGCAGAACCCAAAAACCTGTCGTCTTGCGGTTTATATTTAAAAAATATCATCTGTCCCACCATAAGACGAGACGGTATTCGTAGTTCTTTTATCTGATTTAAATATTTTAATAGTTGAATGTATGACTGATCTGTGCCTCCCAAACCAGCCACAGTTTCTTCCAGCAGTGACTTTAACTCTTTTATTTGTTTTGCGGTAATAGGAGTGTTCATGTCTTGTGACGAAACAGATCGTCCTCTGTTAACACCCTGAACTCCCACCCTCTGCCCTCGGCTGCGGTTTTGGCTGCTGCCCATTTAGCCTTGTTCGTGACCCATGTGCGGGCTTCGTTGATGTAGTTTTGGGACTGTCGTTTGGGTTTCTTGGGTTCTTGTGTTTGTTTTTTTGGTTTTACTTCAATCAGCATGGTTTTTACCCCACCGTCAACTGTTTTCATCTCTACAATAAAATCCACATAGTAGCGGTGCGGCTTTCGGTCAAGCGGGCTGATATACGGTATCACTACCTCTTCAGACCCCCAACGAATCACAGTTTCGCTCAAGTCACAGAAT